GAAGTAACCTGCCTCGTAATAGGTTTTGTTGGCGGGGTGGGCTACGCCCGCACGGCGAAAGCCAGGGATAGCAGAAACAATGCAGAGAAAGGGTAGAATCTTTGCCATGGTAATTTTCCTTTAATGAATAAGCTCTCGGGGTTTAAGCCGGGCCGCCTTGCTTGCGAGAAAAGACGGCCCAGGGCTTTGGGTTTAACCGTTATGCCAACCAGGGCACTACTAACAGCTTGACGGCCTCATAGTTGGTGTTGTCGGCACCGTTGGCTTTGGTCTTGGCCTTGAGCACGGCATTGGCTTTTGAGCGGTTGGAAGAACCACAAACCAGAATGCTTGGCATAATGCCCAGGGGGCGGCCCTTGTCTGATTTGAGGGCACCCATGGCATCAAAGGCGGCATCGAAGTTGGTTTCGTCCAGGGTGGCCTTTGAGCCAAACGCTTGCTGCCAGAAGCCGAAGCCAACATTGACCCTGGCATCCACGCCATAGAGATATTCGTCTGCCATAAACACATGATCTGACGTACCGGCGTCGGTTTTTGCTTGTAAGCGGTAGTCGCGGCGGCGCTGGAAAATCAGCGGCTTCAGGGGGCGGTTGGCATCCAACAGGAACCAGGGATTACCTCCACCGGCCTGCATATTGCTAACACTCTGAGCCACTCCGTTTTCATCAATAACCGGGTGATCGGTGTCGAAGAAATACTGGCCGTCGTAGCATGTTGTGGCAAAGCCAGCGGCCAGTAGTGCAAATACCAGCTCGTCGGGATGGGTTACAGCGGCATAACCCATATCCTGAAATTTGGGCATTAGCACACCGTAGTTGTCGTCTTCGATGCGGTCTGCGGGGATGCCTTCTGTGCCCTCATACTTTTTGTTTTTGAGGGTGTAGTCGTACATCTTCATGCGATTGATTTGGCGTTCGCCAATCCACTCGCGCAGCCGGGTAAATTCCCCCAGCCATTCGTAGCTTTCTTGTGAACTGGTAGACGGCACGAGGGTGGCGACCTGTTCCCAGGTTGGCGTGTACATTTCCCGGCCTTGCTGATAAGCCGTATTAACGGCGGTGTAAAGGGCCTGTAGGGCGGCAGCGGTAATTTCCATGGTTATCTCCTGCTAGAAATTTTTAAGGTTTGGTTGGGCCGGATTAAACGCCTACATTCACCCAGACACCGTCGCTGTCCACCTGGGTAATGGTTCCCGATGGGTTGCGGCTGTTGGTGTCGTGGCTGATGGAAACGGTGCTGGCGTCAACGTAATAGGCGGTGCTGCCTACATGGGCGACGGTAATGTCTCCGGCGTTGGCGAATTTGTGTTCGCCGGTTTCCACTTCGGCAGTAATATCGCCACTGGCTCCGGCGCTGTTGTCTGCTTCAAAGGTGGCAACACCGGCACTGGTGGCGGTGCCGCCGCCATCGGTAACATTGGTGAGGTAGCCGGAATCCAGCACGGCGGGTTCACCGGCAACCAGGGATTTTGCGGCCTTTACTGGATAGCCGCGCTTGCCTTTCAATCTTTTTGCTATTGCGCCCATGGGTTTGCTCCTGTCGGCTAGAGGGTGGTTTGCGGCTGCTTATTCAGCGGTGCCGTAAATGTCTTTTTTGGATTTGAGGAATTCTTCCGCCGTCATGCCGGTGGCCTTGAGCACGGCTTTATCCTCTGCGGTAAGCGTTACCTCGCCACGGTTTTGCTCTTGCTGCTGTTGGCGGGTATCACCTTGCTGCTGTTGCAAATTAGCAATAACAGGGCGGGACTCCAGCATCGCTTTTAACGCGGCCACGCCTTGCTGCTTGGCAAAACTGTTGAGGTAGTCCTCTTCTTTTGCCATGACTTTCCCTTGCTTACGGGCGTCATCAATGAGGCGCTCGGCGGTGTCGGTGTCGGAGCCTGCCTTCAACGTGGCCATTTCAGTGACCAGGGCGTTATAGGTGGCAGCGGGCACATATTCGGAAAGATTGACTTCTCCGTTGCCGTTGCCTGCCTTGAGGGCGGCGACTTCGGTTTCCAGACCATCGACCTTGCCGGATTTTTCAATCATGGCGGTAAGGGCTGCTTGGGCGGTTTTAAGCTGGTCGTCCGTTGGGTCTTTGCCTTTTTCAATGTCAATGCCCAGGGCTTTCAAAATGGCAATAATGATTTCGTTCATGGGTTGCTCCTGTTCGGGGGTTTTGTGTTCCAGGCTGGCTGAGGGGTTGAGATCGGCGGCGGTTAAGTTGGTCAATGGCTCCATGCCATCCAGCCCTGCGCGATTGGTTAAACCAACGGAGTGGATATAAAGAGGAATGCCGGTTTTTTTGTCATAGGGGAAAACTGAGGACAGGTATTTATATTCGCCGTTGTCGATGTATTCCTGGGCGCGTTTTGTCCAGCGGGGCTTGATCCATAGGCCAGAATCTTCCCGCCACTGCATTTCTGCACCGTGGAACCAGGCAGAAGCCGGAGCGGGCTGTCCGTTTTTTTCGGTTAAAAGGGTTTGGTGTTCGTAGTCCACCACCACGTCGTTTTTGGCACTAGTAGCAACGGCAATTAAGCGGGCGGCAATTTCGCCGTCTATGTACCACTTGCCGCCTGGCACATCATGGGGACGGCCATCCACGGCGCTAAAATGGCCTGCGGGTAAAATCTGGTGCCAGCCGTCATCGCTTGCAGTGAGGTCAAACGACAAAAAGGCAACGGCCTGATTTTGTAGCTGGTCTGCGCCCAAAACCGCCACGGAATAGTGGCGGGCTTGGCTGGCAGCAATGTCGGGGTGGGAGTAAGTCATGGCCCCAGAATAGGGGCTGGAGAATTTAGCCGGGTTTAACCTGGGTTAAATCTTAATGAGGGGTTTGAAGGACTTTTTCCTGCTCGGCAAACTCTCGATAGAGAAAGGCCCCAAAGTGGCGGTTGAGCTTTTCGGCTACCCAGGCTCGCCAGCGGTAATAAATATACACATGATGATTATGGAGGGGAAATTGCATTAACGATCCTTGTATGGCACGACGTTTTCAAGCTCCAACTTAACCCCGCCAGAATCTTTAAATGCTTTCCAGAGGGTTAAATGGCCAGGACAATAATGAACATTGGGGGCAACTTCATAGGCATGACTGGCACACAAAGGCAGATCACAGGTACGGCCATCACCTACCGGATAGTCGCAAAGATACTGAGTGCTGGCGGCACACTTTTCAGCCGCACAGTGAGGGCCGAGTTTGCCGCAAAGAAAAACAGTGTTGCCGTCTTTATCGTGTTCGATGTAACAAGGCACCAATCATTTCTCCTTTTTGGGCTTGAGCTTTCGCCAGAGCCAAAAAAACGGATAAAGCAATATCGCAATAAAAAGTTGCAAAAGTGCTCGCCAGCTATGAATTCCATCCACTTGTTTCATCCTTCCAAAAATAACGGCACTAGAAAGCGTTAGAGGCGCGTTAGAAACGCGCAACGAGGCATGGCTGCGGCAATGGTAGCTGCCAATCCATCAACACGGCTTACAGGGGCTTGCAGGCAGGCTGAAAAAATCATCCGCTTGGGGTGAGCGCGTCTTGCAGGATTGCCACGATGTCATCTTCGTCATCGGCATTGATACCAAAGAAGGGGCGAGCTGGGATTGTGCCCCAGGGTAACGGTGTTCCTCGCTTGTTGGCGCCGAACAGCCCCTGCGCAGCCCCAAAGTGCATGGTGGTCGCATATATTCTATTTGTACCGATAGCGGCGTAGTCCTTGCCAGTGTCTAGATTAACAGAGCCTGCAAGCAGTCCTTCCTGTTGCAGTATCTGCCCAGGCCACTCGTTTTCCTTTTCCCTGGCCGCCTTGGTTACATCACTCAGATCATCCCAGGCTTCGCCCGTTGCCGGGTCTTCTTCGTTTTCAAAAGCGCGCTCTGTCGCGCCCTGCATAATCAGCCCGACACTCGCCATTGGCCCACTCAAATCATCAGACTGCGTCAGCACATGGTTTAGAGCATCCAGCAGCGCCTGGCTTTGTACCTCAATTTCAACCTTGGTTGTCATGGCAGACCTCTTAGTGTTGCGCTATACTGAGTGCCGGCGCCGTGTACGCATAACGGTAATGCGGCTTTCCGACAATGTTTGGAGAGTTGATGCAGGTTCGATTCCTGTCACGGTGCCAGGCTTCCTTTAATGACGTTGTACATTCCCTCGTTTTGCAAATCGGACAATTCAACCTTGAATGCGTTGGCGATGACATCTAGCGGCTGTGCTTGCCTTTTGAGGTTTTCCCCGGTCTTAACCACGAGCTTGATTTTGCGTCCATCAGCGGCGGGATAGACCAGCAACAACGCATCACCACTGCGTTCCAGCAATACTGCCTCCGGGTTATTTACCATTTGCACCAGGTCTTTAAATTCCTCCCTGGTGAGGGCAATCCCTTCTTCAATGTGTTTTTCACTGTAGGCGTGTACCAGCTCTTTTTCGCTGATGGCTAGTAGTCTGGAGGGCGGTTTAAATCCTGCATTGATTACAGCCTGTACGACTGGCTCAGGCATAAAGCCCAACGCCTGCACACCATGCCCTGCACGGGGGCGCAGCTTGTTATCTTTTTTTGACCAGCCTTTATTGTCAAAGACCTTGTCTACCCAATTAGCAACCTGTTTTTGCCGCAACGGGCTGTTGTTTAGCGTTTGGATCAGTTGTGACCGCAACTCAACGCTTTGGGCGTTACCCAGCTTTTGAGCAATGGCCACGTCGGTGCCGTAGGCGGCAGCGCCGGGATTATGTGCCCAGCCTTTGTCCGGGGAAAAAACCTTGCCATTGGGTAATTTTGCCCGCATATGCTGGATTTCGTAGACCTCGCCGGTGCGCTCATCAAAGCCTGCATCGGTGTCGAACAATTCAATGTAGTCATCGCCGTTTTCTATCGACAGCCCCATCCTGTCAACCTGTCGTTGTGTTAATGCTCTAACGCGACAACGACAAAACCAGCCATTGGGGGGGTAGATGTATTGCCAGATAGGGTCATCCCAACGGAAAACCCGACCGTTGAGGGCAGCGTGTTCCGGCC